GCGCTGGTAGTCACTGACACCCGAGACACGATCGAGGTCGTTGGCGATCATCGACGACTGGTCGAAGAACTCGGCGGGTGTGATCACGACCGGTACCGGTGCGATCGAACTGCCCGGCTCGCTGTCACCCTGGACGGGGATCATCACGTTGTCGCGATCGGATTCGAGCGCCTCGACGCCATCGGTGTCGAAACGATCGCGGGCGTACACCCATGCTCGGCGGAACTTCTTGCGATAGTTGAACATCGCCGTGCGGGTCTCGTTCAGTTCCAGTTGCAACGACTCGATCTGAGCGACATCGCCGATCGGATAGAAGTGATCGGGTATCTCGTAGTTGCGCAACATCACGAACGGATGCCCGAACGCGTACGGCATCTTCGTCGGCTTGATCAAGTAGACCGGCTCGTCCTGATCGTCACTGGTCGGACAGAACGTGCAGACCTTGTACCGCTTCAGGTCGTAGAACTCGATCACTTCGCAGAAGCGGATCGCACCCTGGTTCGGCTTGTCGCCGCTGTCGCGCCCGTCACCATCATCCCAACGCGACCACGACGAACCGCTGACCTTCTTGCGCGCGCCTGTCGCGTAACGACTGTCGACTTGCACGTCTTGCACCGGTCGCCATGTCCGCTGCGCGATCCAGCGCATCTCTTTCGGATGGCGCGCATCGGGATCGACGAACATGTCGAAGATGCTGATGCGTTCGATGAAGGGACGATCCTCATCCCATTGCAGCATCTCGGATTCGACGTTGCCCTCTTTGTCTTCGCGGTCGTCGATGCCTTCTTCGGGCCCGGCGTCGACACCGTCGTTGTTGTCGTCGATGGTGTCGGCAGCTTTGACTTCGGGCGGCTTCGTCCACTTGTAGCCGCACTTCACCCAACCGTGTCCGGCGAGCAGCCAGTCGTTGATCGCCAACCGGAACTCACGCTGGTAGTCGTAGGTGCGCCACAACCAGTTGAGCACTTCTTCGGTGATGATCGCGGTGAAGCCGGATTCGGGGTTGCGGGCGTTGACAACGAAGCGCGGATTATTGATCGCGACCGCCGGGGCCATCACATTGATCGTGGCGAACACCATGTTGACGACGAGTGCATCGGTGGACGGATCGCCGTTGAGGTAGCGACCTTGATACAGGTCGATGTACCGCTTCCACGCCTTGTCGTAGTTCGTGGTCGACGACGAGCGCCAGTTCTTCGATCGCTTCAACTCGTTCTGATAGAAGCTGAGTAGCTCGGCTTGCGTCTTCACGGTTCTGCCCTCTCGATGTTCGGCTTGCGCGCCAACTCACGCTCGTTGTCGGTGCCGACGTGTTCGCGCAGCCATTCGCCTTTGGTCATGTGCCAGCCGCCCTGGCCGACGAGCGCCCCGCCTCGGAAGGCGAAACCGACGCCGCTTACGCGGCAACGGAAGCACTCGTCGCGGCCAGGTTCGACCGGCTTGCCGCAGGCACAGTTCACTCGACGCCGGTTTGCTGATCGAGCCACGAAACGAGCGTGGTCCGATTCTGCCCTTGCCGTTCGGCGTCGAGCACTTCTTGGATGATGCTGCTGCGCTCGTTGTCGCCGGGCAGTCCGTTGACGTACGCCTTCACGTCGTCGATCGTGGCATCCCTCAATCCGGGGGCGATGCCACCGACCCAAGCGGCACCCGTCCAGCAGGCCCGTCCCGCGCCACCGGCTGTGCGGGTCTGCACGAACTGCCCACCGGTCCATCCACTCGTCGGGCTGGCGACGACGACGTTGGGCACGCCGGTCATCAGCGCCGTCAGTGTTGCTGGTGGCAGCGAGCCAGCAGGCGTCCAGATACCAGGGATGCCAGCGGTGGCACCCGTCGACGGGACGGTGGGAGCGGGTGATCCGACGATCGGGTCCCAACCCTTCTGTCCCCACGGCACGCCGTCATCGGGATAGCCATGCTTGTCGAGTCGCTGCCTGCCTCGCGAATGTCGTCCCTTGGCGTGCGGGCGCTGACGCTGCAGGTGTGTCCCGATACCGGGCATCAGGAATCCTTGCGCCCGCCGTGGGTCTGGGACTTCAGGCCCTCGGCAGCGTCTGCGAGTTCCTGGCGTACCGCTTCGCCCTCACCGTTCAGGATTCGCTCGTCAAGCTGCTGTTGACTCCAATCGCTGACGATGACCTGATCCTCGGGTCCGACCTCGGGGTCTTCGAGCGTGCGGCCGTCCTGGAACTCGGTCAACGCCTCGACATCGGAATCTTGCTTCTTACCTGTCATGTCCCTTGCCTCCTTGATGTGGATGGATTCTCTCACTTCGGACGGACCGCGAATGAACCAATCGGTTCGCGGTCCTTCGTGATCGACTTGCGACCATTCCCGGCGAGCACGTCGCTGAAGCTCGACCCGAAGGTCTGACGTTCCCACCAGCCGAGCGAATGCGGCGGCGGGTCCTTCTTCGGCGTGAACTCCGAGAACCACACGTACTTCAACATCTGATTGGCGATCGCCAGGCTGATCACCCGGTCATCGAACGGCGAGCCGGTCATCTTGCCCTTGTCGGTGCGGACGTAGGTTCGCAGTTCGGCGAGCGTCTCAGCGTCATGCAATACCAACTTGCCTTCAGGGCGAAGCTCTTTCGCCAACTCGTCGATCATGAGCGGCTTGGTAACTTGCGTCGTGTGATAGCCCAGCACGTCGGTCGGAACGGAGTGCTTGTACTTCGGGGATCGTTCGTAGTAGATCGGGAAGTACTTGGCGCGCTGGATCGCTTTCAGGACGGTCAGTCCATGATTGTTGGATTCCACCCCGAGCAGGGCCTGACGATAGAAACGGCCAAGCGGTACGAGGACATCACTCCCGAACAGGTCCGGGTCGATGATGCCGTGCCAATGCGCTACTACCTCACCGTTGCGAGCGTTGATGACGTGAGCCGATGCCTTGTCGCTGTGCTCCAACCCTTGGGACGGGTCAGCGCCCACGACGTAACGATCGTCGTCATTGGGCCACGACCATATGCGGAGGGCACCCCCATCTTCTATGAAGCGAAGTTCGGGAGTCAGGTAGCCGCGCGTGAGTGGATCACTCGACTCAATCTCACGCAACATCCGCAGATCGAAGACCGGGCGTCCTGATTTCAGGAACGCGTCTTCGGGGTTATCGGGGTACTCCTGCGCCATCTGCCAGTCGGGGAGTTCGGCGTTCTTGGCGTCGTACCAATCCTGATCGCGACCGTTCGCAGACCACGGAAAGAACAACGGCTCGAAGCGGTTGTTGCCGCTGATCGCTTCGCCCCACAAACGGTGGAACAGATTGCCTTCACCATTTGCAGTAGAGAGCATGATGATCCGTCCACCAACGTCTGCGACCGGTTCGATCGCGCCCCACGCTTCCTCGCTGTTGGGCAGGAAGGCGAGTTCGTCGACGACAACGAGATAGGCGGATTCGCCTCGGGCCGGATCGCTGGCTGATGGCAACGACTCTATGTAGCTGTTGTTCGTGAACATCAGTGTCGTCAGCGTTTGGTTGACGGGCCCGCCCCGCCACTTCATCCACTCGGGCATGAACTGGTAGCCGTACTTCGATTTGCTCAACAGCTTGATCGCTTCACGTTCGGTGCGTGACAGCATCAGCACCGAGCGGTCGGCGTAGAAGAACGTCAGCCAGAATGCGAACGCTGCGATCAACGTCGAGAATCCGATCTGGCGTGCTTTGAGGATCAGGCTGTGACGATGGTTGAGCCATGAATGGACGGTCTCGATCTGCGCTTCGAACATCTCGAACTTGATCCGCCCCTTCTCGGGGTGACGGATGAACCAATAGTGCTCGCAGAAGTGGATGAACCCGTCGAGCAGTTTGCCGGGGTCTTGCGTGTCGGGCGCGCACTTGCGCCATTCACGCTCGTTGAAGATTTCTTCGAACGAGTACTGGTCTTCGAGCAGGTCGGTCATGCCGCCAACCCAACGTCTTCGATCAGGTACACCATCGGGATGTCGGTAGACGGATGCACCGACACGGTGCTCGTGCCTGCACCGCTCTTGCCTTTGATGCGCGTGTCCTGAGAACCGTTGACGGTCGGCTGCACGATGAACTGCGCGAACCCCTGGAAGGCGGTGCTGGCGGTGGGATGCGGACTGAGCAACGCATGCTGAACCATCGCG